CCTATCAAGGGTCGGCGGCGTACCCTTCGCCCAATCCGGCACCAGCGTCGAGCCCGTCTTGTCGCGCCCGCGGCCCGGCGCCGTCTTGTCGAAGTTGTATTGCGGTGGCGCCTCGCTGTCCTTCGGGCGGGCCGGGGTGCCGGGCACGGGGGCGAGGATGCCCTTTGCCCAATCCGGCACCAGACCAGCAAACCAGTCCGCGATGGCGGCGCCGATGGACTTGATGCCCTCCAGCAGCGCCTCGCCCATCTCGGCACCGGCCGAGACGAGCTTCGGAGCGTTGGCGACGATGTCGTCCCAGAAATAGGCGACGAGCGCGGCACCGACGCCGGCCAAGATCACCGCCCATCCCGCAGGGGTGAGCAGGAAGGCGAAAGCGGCGGCGAGAGCCGGCACGATCTGTACCGCCAGCGCCGGCAGCGCGGTCACGATGCGCCGGATCAGCAGCGCGACCAGAGACGAGCCGAACTGGATCGCCGCGAAGGCGGACAGGAAGGCGCGAAGGATCAGCCACACCGCACCGCCGGCGAGACCTGCGACGCCGCTGGCAAACCCGGTCACGAACCGGAGCGCGAGGCGGGCGACGAGCCGCGGCAGCAGCGCGATGAGGCCGATGCCGAGCCCGGTGACGATCGCCGTCCCTAGCCCCGCCATGGCTTCGGCGGCGCCCTTCGACAGGCCGGTGACGTCCTGTAGCCACTTCACGAAGTCGCCGAAGACGCTATCCCCGCCCTCGAGATAGGTCAGGATGTCGTCGATGACGGCCGCGATGCCGAGCAGCGCCGTCGTGACCGGGAAGGTTGCTGCCAGCAGGACACCAAAAACCGCCGCAAGCCCGTAGAGGTAGGGCCGCAGGGTGTCGATGTTGTCGACGATGAACTGCATGTGCCGAGCGATCTGGCCTGAGACGCGATCGACGGCCCGCGCGATGCTGATGAAGATGTCGCTGAAGAACCGGGCCGCTCGCTGTGCTCGGCCGTCGGTGAACCATCGCTCGATCGTGCCGAGCGTGTTTTCGATGATGCGCTTCGTCTCTTCGAAGACGCCGGCATCGGCTATCAGCTTGAGGAACGACTCCCACTTGTCGCCAAGCCGGCCAATGAGCCCGGTCCATGTCCGCGCCATCTTCGCCGACGAGCCCTCCGCCCGCTTGCCCATGGCGTCGAAGAGGAGCTTCATCTCCTTACGCCCGAGCTTGCCCTGCTCGGAAAGCTTCTGAACCTCCGGCACCGTCTTGCCCATCGCCTCGGCGAGCAGGTCCCAGACCGGCACGCCGCGCTCGATGAGCTGCAATGCCTCCTCACCCTGGAGCTTCTGCTTCGTCCAGGCCTGCCCCATGGCGAGCACGATGCCGCTGAGATAGGCCGCCCCCTGCCCGGACATCGCCATCGTGTCGACGGCGGCGAGCAGCGATCCGTTCGTCGGGTCGATTCCGAACGTCTTGAGGCGCGCGTAGGCGTCGGCAGCCTCGGAAAGCGATAGCGGCGTCTCCTCGGCGAACTGGCGGACCCATTCGAGCGCCTGCTGGCCTTTCTCGGCCGATCCCTCCAACGCCTCCAGCCGGACGCCGAGACTTTCGAACTTCGCCCCGGTATCGAGCACGCCCTTGCCGAGCAAGCCGAGGCCGGCGGCCATCGCAGCGCCGGCGATCGCAACGCCGCGGCCGATCCGCTCCGCGAGCGCGCGGGCGTTGTCTTCAGCCTCTTTCAGACCACGGTTGAAGCGTTTAAGATTCTCCTCTCCCTGGACGTCGTAGCCCAGGATTGCGATCAGCTCGTCGACGATCATTCGAGAGGCTCTACCGTGAGATCATGGGCATTCGTCGCCGCCTTGTCCGCCGCCGCTCTGATGACGGCGCCGGCGCTGGGACAGGGCTCTAGCAAGGACGACAAGATCATCACCGTCCTCATCATGCAGCGGCCCTGCAAGCTGTGGCTAAACGAGGCCCGGCTGAAGTCTCTGCGCACCGAAATGGTCGAAAGCCAGCGCGGCGGGGACATGGACGCGAAGATGTTCTCCGCGATGCACGATGAAGCGGTCGCGGCGACGTTCACCATCATCGGCGACTTCATCGCGAAGTCGAACACCGAAGCATCTACATGCGAGATGGCGACGAACTACGCCAAGGAACTGAAGCTGATGAAGTGAGGACCCACTCATTTCGCGGTCGCCTTCTCGGTCATGGCGCCGCGCAGGTCGAGCGCCTCATTGGCGTCCATGACGTCGATCAGCGTGACCCACTCCTTGAGGTCGCGCTGGGTATAGATTGGGGGGTCGGCGAGGATCGGTCGCCACAGGAACATGTTCAGGTTGGGCGCGATCCGTTTGATCTCGGATTCGCTCAGGCCCCGCCCGGCTTCACGAGGCTGCCACTCGCCGTGAGCCCGGAAAAAAAATCCCCGAACTGCTCCCGCAAGACCCAGACGCCGACGGGAATGACGTCCTTGAGGTGCTCGCCGGAGAAGTCGCCGTCGAAGTCGATGGCATCGTAGCCTGACGGGCGCTGGATCTGGGCGGTCTCGACGATGTCCTTCACCAGAGCCGCCAACGCGTGCGGGTCGGTCTTGGAAAAGATGTCGCAGAACGCCGCGATGGCGGCGCCGTTGGCGCGGGCTTTATCCTCAGCTGAGGCGTTCGGCCCGGCGCCGGCGAAAATCTCGCCGAAGCGGGACAGCGCCGGCCCGGCGACATTGGCGAGGCGCGCCTGCAGCACGATGGCGGCGGTCGCCAGCAGCGGCGACGTCTTGAACGTCCGCCCGTTGATCTTCTTTTCAGCCATTTGGCCCTCGGTGGTGTTGGATTAGGAAAGGCCCGTCGCGGCTGTCACGCCGCGTTCGGGACTTCCGGCGTCCAGTCCGCGGTGACGATCACCCACTCGCGGGCGACGGCGTTGACGCCCTTCTGATCGCTCGGCGCGCTCTGGATGTAGCACTCCGCAGCGACGCCGCCCTCGCCGCTGTCGACGTCCATGAGCGTGACTTTGAACGAGCGAACTCGGACGCCGACGGCCTGCTGGGCGCGCCACTTCTGGTGCAGGAGGCGGTGCGCCGGGCTGGTGTGCTGGAGCCGCATCGTGATGGTATGCGGGCGCCCGGCGCGCTGCGAGAACAGGCCTACACCATCGGCCCCGACCATCATCGTGCCGACATCCTCGACAGGCTCCACCACGATGGCGTCGTCGCCATCCCAGAAGCCCTGGACCCGCTGACCGTCGATCGTCGCGGTGACGTTCTTATGCGAATAGCTGGCCATCCTCAGACCCTTTCTGCGTGAAATTTCAGTGCTTTGCTGCTAGAAAGGGCGGGCCGATTTGGTGTTGCGAGCACCGCGTCGGCCCTAACCAGCCCCAACCTTGAAGGAGGTCGAGATGGCTGATGCCTTTCCTATTCCAACTCACAAGAGCTTCAAAGACTTGACCGGGCTCACCTTCGGGAGGTGGCGCGTCATTAGCTATGCCGGCCCGCGCGGCCCGCACCACTATTGGAACTGCATATGCGACTGCGGAGCAGAGAAGGCCGTTGCGAAAAGCAGCCTGACCGCAGCGAAGAGCCTGTCGTGCGGCTGCATGAAGAACGAGCAGCTTGCAGAGCGGCGCTTTATCGATATCGCCGGTCAACGGTTCGGGCGCCTGACAGTAATTGCTCGCCATAAGACGATCAGGAAGCGTACAACATGGCGCTGCCACTGCGAATGCGGCGGCGAGACGATTGTTGATGGTGGCAACCTTAAGGCTGGTCGGACATCGTCTTGCGGCTGCTATTTCGACGAAACGCTGAAGGCAGGTCGACACGCATCTCATCGGATGAGGCGCACACCAGAATACAATTGCTGGGCCGGCATCATTCAGCGTTGCGAAAACCCGGCGAATCACGGGTACCCCTACTACGGTGCTCGCGGAATCTACATCTGCGAAAGTTGGCGCAGCAGCTTTGAGGCGTTCTTCGCGGACATGGGGCGACGGCCTTCACCTTCCCACTCGATTGACCGGGTGGACAACGATGGACCGTACGCCCCATGGAACTGCCGATGGGCGACGAAGTCGGAGCAAGCCTACAATCGGCGGGCTAGGTCATTTTAGAAGACCATGAAAAAGTTCACCGTGGTGTAGTGGACCGCGCCGGCGTACCGGAAGGTCAC